TGCGGGAAGTATTACATAAGTATCCTCCCAGGTGTTCTCATCGCCTTTAGGGATTGCCAAGGTGTACTTGGTCTTCTTGCCGTGCATCGCCAGATTATTGGTAATGTCATCAGCTGAAGGCTCACCAACCAGCACATCGCTTATGTCCTTGGTGGAAGTGCTGAAAACAGGAGCTCCGAAGTTATCGGTTCCTGTCTGTGTCTTTACTTCTAACGTGACTGTTATTCCGGTCATACAGAAACCTCCGGATCATTTAAGCAGGGAACTATTCCAATCTTGTTCCCGTATCCCAAGAGCTTCTTTTCGATCTTGTTCAGATACAGTTCTCCGACCGAAGTATTCGTTCCCATAGTCCAAGACTGTGAATAACCCATTGCAGACATTGAGCCCTGCGTAGCTCCCATAGGGATATCAGAATCAATGCTCATTGATCTCTGGACCATACGGATTGAAACGAGTTTCTTTGCATCAGCTGTCGCATTAACATTGAAACTGTCGATGATAGTTCCCGCATCATCCAAGAGCTTTGAGCAGATATTCTGCTGTTCGGTTGTCATTGTCTCGGACATTCTATCCTGAACATCCTGAACGGTTGCGTATGCCATAACTGCCTCATTTCTTGCTTTTCTTTGTCTTCTTGGGAGCCTCGATCTTGGGCTCTTCCTTTTCCTCAAGTTGCACCGGTGCAACTTCGGGCTTTTCGACCTGCTTCTCTTCGGACTTGGGTTTTTCCAAGTCAGCGGCGAGCTTATGGCCCGCCGCCTTGTATTCTTCAACTCGGTCATCCGCTACCCAAAACTCGTCCCCTGTGAAGCAGTTGATCATCCTTACCATCAGATGGAAGGAACTCCGCTTGCAGTGAGAGCGTTGAATGCATCGGTGAGGGCGCGGAAGCCAACCTCGATTTCTGCTCTAACTGCGAACATATTTCTCTCGAAGAGATTGATCACGCTGTTGTCAGCAAGGGTGAGGGAAGCATCCTCAGAGAAGTTGATCTTCACTCCATCAACCATTCCCCAAACAGCCTGAGTCCAGTCGCCGGTGAAACCAACGGTGGAAGGTGATCCGCTCTTGAAAGCTGCCTTGGTGATCTCGGTTCTCTGGCCAAGAACTACGGGAACACCTTTTTCAGTAACTGCATTGAAGATAGGTCTCTTAGTGGTGTCAGTAGCACCGAGGAGAAGTCCCTTGCCCTGTGCAGAGAAGATGTAACCGTTTGAGATGCCGCCGTGAAGAGCGATGTCGGTATCAGCAGCTACAAGGCCCTGATATACATCGGACGCAAGGCTCTGCTTGGTTACATTTGCGAGGGTATCGAAATCGGATCCGGGAGCGGAGCCGAAAAATACAGTCTCGTCAAACTTTCTTCCGAGCGCATCGGGAAGCTTTTCTACGATTGCATCATAGAGCGCTGGTTCGTCTCTTCTGAACTGATTTGAGAAGGGTACGATAACGGCAAGGGTGTATCCACGAAGAATCTTGGTTGCCACGTTGGGATTTGAGACTTTCTTCTTCGCGGTCTCATCAGCCCATGCTGCCTCGGGATCAGAAAGAAGTACGTTGATTGCTGCTCCTCTTCCGGGAAGAGGCATCTGTCTTGCAAGGCTCATGACCTTGGATGACTCCTGAACTTTGGAAAGAATTACTTCACTCACATCTGCGGGAAGATCTACGTTGGTTCTATTGGTAGGAACTCCACTTGACATATTTTTTCTCCTTATTTGAAATTCTGTGACATAAACTCAGCAAAAGATGCTTTGGGATTGCCACTGGGGGTTTTGGAAATCTCTCCGCCATCTTTAACCTTGGGATAGCCTGAAGGCTGAGCGAATGCCTTAATAGCTTCCGCCTGGGCTTTGCAAGCCTCCTCAGTATCTCCGGTAAGAAGATTCGAGGGGATTCCGGTTTCTTTTGATACTGTTTCTCTCATCGTCCTGACTTCGTTCTCTTTTTTAATAGCCGTAAGTTCGGATTCGAGATTTGTTGCACGTTCCATAGCTTTCTGAAGCTCGCTCTTATTGGCTTCTTCCGCTTCATCATACTTAGCGGCTTTTGCCTTCAGATCTTCGTAGTCAGCATACTTGCCTTTTTCTTCAGCGAGTCTCTTTCCTACGATTGCGTTTACTTCATCCTGGGTGAAAGTGCGGTTCTGGCCTTCGCCATTTTCCTGAGTGGGTACAGTAGCAGTGTCGCTCATTTGATCTCCTCCTAAAAGAGTAAAATTCCTCGACTTGGCGCGAGTAGCCTATTAAAAAAGCACCTTTTGACGGGTGCTGATTTAAACATCGATTAGTTCTGAATTGTCGGGGCCTTCGGTCTTTTTGTCTTCTGCATATGCGGCTCGCCTCATTGAATTGATTCTTTCCTGAGGTGTGCTTCCATCTGCGTGACGGTACATGCTTAAGTATCTGTCAGGATCATACCCTTCGACGTTTGTCTTCTCGTTGAACCTTATCGCATAAGCACAGTCGCAGTTTGAATGAATATGTTCCGCATGACCGCCTTTGATTGCGTTCTTCGATGCGTATTGCCATCCACGTGAGGCGAGAGTTAAACAGAAAGCGCAAGTCTCGCCCGCCGGGATCCAAGCAAATTGTGCTCCGTCCCTTAAACTGTTTTGTAAGGTCGTGTCCTGGCCTGCTTGTTTTACCAGTCTTCCGACTACATTTGAGATATACGCCGCATCTTCGGTGAATTTCAAAGCTCCATTAAGCGCTTTTGCTGTTTCTCCGTAGGTGGCAGTTTCGGCAGGCACTGCAGCGGGAAGATAAACTCCCGACAGCTCAGCCATCGCATCATAATATTCACAAGCCAGTGCAGCTGAACCTTCGCCGTATTTTGTAGCGAGTGCGTATGCAAATTCAATGAGTTCATCCCTGGGAATATTGGCAAGGCCTACGCCTCCCCATCTTCCGGATGCGCTCCAAACAGCATCTCTAAATTCATCGGCTGCCTTCTGGCTTAATTTTGCTAAGAGGTCTCTATATTTGACCCATTCATTGAGAGAAACCGTCATCTATCTATTCCTCTAATTCCGTCAAAACCTGAAGCCCTCTTGCTTTGGTCTGCTGAGCATTGATCCTTCTGATATCTGACTGCGAGAATCCGACCATCTCAAGGAAGACATCTGTCTCACCGAATCCGGGTCTTGCAGAAGCTATCTTCATAGCCGCATCAGCTGTCGATGCTATTGAAGGCATCATCGGATTCTTAAAGTGAGGCATGATAGCCTTGTCTTCTTCTGTCAGTTCATCAATGGATACATTCTTCTCAATAGCAAGAGCCATAAGCATGATCTGAGTCAATGACTCTCCGTTTCCTTTGTTAAGCTTTTCAGCAAGAGATACCAGTTTCTTTGACTGAGCTTCTATCGCATCGGAGCTTGTCGGATTTGCCTCGTCAACTACGCCCACATCATTGGAAGACAATCCGGTGATCGCGGAGAACTGCGTCGCAAGAGCTCTTAACATCTGAATGTGCGGAGATATGTTTCCCTGTGCCAGCTGTCCATATTCCGGAATCTGTCCAGTATCAGGGTCTCTGGTAGCCGCAAGGATTGATCCCACATACTGCTTGAACTTCTGACTGATTACCATGTCATACTGCTCATCACTGATGCCGAGAAGATATTTCTGCGGAGATGTCGCAAATTCAAGCCCGATGGTTGCATTGCATATAGTACGGACAAAACCTTTGATTATTCCGCGCTGAGGAGACTTTATCCTTGACCTTCCCAAAGGCTTCTTATCGGTGGCATTCCAAACCATAGGCTCCATAAGAGGGCGACCCATTTTATGGGGATACTCTTTAGCCTCAAATGTCTGGGTGTCCGAGATGCGCTTGAGAACCCAAATCGAATCCGAAGTGTAGAAGTTGATCACGGAGACGAGTTCTTTTTCTCCACTCTTTATAGTGTCTATGATTGCAAATCCGTATTCTATCCTTCCGAGTTCTCCGTTATATTTTGCCGCTGCTGTTTCCGGAGAGTGGAATCTTATTCTTGCTTTATTGTTATCATCAGCTGAAAGGGTCGCAAACACGCATCCAAACTCAAGCTCCGTTGTTGTAGCTTTGGGATATTCGGATAAGAGTTTGTTTCTTTTAGCAATCTGAGCGATTGTCTCAACATAGCCACCGTTTTCGCCTACAAATCCATCAAATATAGATCTTTCCGCGAGAACGTCAACAGCCTGGCCGCCCCATCCGCAATCCATCTCTAACCCACGAAGACTTTCAGGAAGAGCGATTCCAAGATTGACCTCAGAAAGAGGAATCTTGCCCTCATAGTATCTGCTTTTCACTGCGTTCGCGGTTTGGTGCTTATTGAAAATTCGAACGCACTGCTCAAACTGATTCAAAACCTCATCGGGCATATTTAAGATGAATTTGTAATTAAGCTCGAACATTTTTTATCCTCATCCGATACGTGATTTTCTTCCGGGGACTCTCTTCGAAGTCCTCGCTCCCCAAAGAGCTAAAGCGCAAGACTCAATCGGACCCGAGTTTTCTCCGCCGAATCCCCAGCCTTTCCCGATAGGTCTTTTTGTTGCGTTCTTCGCGCTTTCGTTTAGTATTTCCTGCTTTGAGTACCATGTCAGCTGCTTGGTACCTATCTCATCAACAAGAAGGCTCGCTGATGCTATGACCTGGTTCGTGTTTGGTCTGATGATAGAGTCCTGAGCTTTCCAGGTGTCCTTGATCTTGTCATTGAGAACATCCACTCCGTTCTTACCGTCGATGACCACACATGAAGCTTTATTTACTCTTGCATTGAGCCAATCTGCAAGCCATTGAACACCTGCCGCTGTGGTCTTCTGTTCAATGACCGCTATTCTGGCGATGCCATCCTTGTCAATGACCGCTCCGCTCAAGCAGACTGTTGAGCCATCAGGAGAAAACTTAACTCCATAAGCGGTCTTGCCTTCCGGTTTAAGCTGATCAGAACTGCAAGCTTCCCACTTTTCTTTGTCAAGAGCGTAATTCTCTTTCGTGATGGTCTTTGCTAAATATCCTAAATGCTCTCTTGCAAAAGCATCGGGTGTCATGCTTATAAGGTCTTTTTCAAGAGCTGAGACGAGCAGCTGGAATCCAAGAGAAGGATTGCACTCATACCATCGATCTCTATCAGACACATCCCCGATCTCCCTTGTGGACCATTCATGAATACACGCACCAGGGACAGCTTCATCATGCATCTTGTCTATCTGCTTCTTGAAGATAAACCCTTTATGTTCTGCCTCCGGTGTCGGAGGGGTACCCATTAAAATGGTCTGAGGGGATCCGGAAGGTGCCGCTGAGTTCAGAGGTGAAAGCGAAGCGTCCTGAGCTTGAGTGTAACTTTGTGCTTCATCAATTATGATGGTGTCAAAGGTACCGCCTCGACCCATATCCGAACTGTTTCCACGAGTTCTGAACTCTATGTGCCCGCCATTCTTCAGATCCAGGACCATCTGCCCCGCGCTGGTCGTGTATCTATCTACCAGCGCGTTGAGTTCTGGGTACTTTGCCATTGGATCATCTCTTCTGTCCCCGAATTTCTTCCGGAGCCTGTCGAAGGCAATCTTTGCAGTCTGGAACTCTTGCGCAGTATGAAGTATTCTTTCGCCCCGCTTAACTAAGCCCCAAGTTTCGCGCGGCTCGGAGTCTCCCGTTTTACCGTTCTGTCTTGGCACCATCAAATAACAGATATGATGGATGAGGACTCCTTTATCATCAACAGCCAACCAATCATCAAGAACAAGCGCTTGCCACGGATGAGGTTTGAGAGCGTATGCAGTAGCAAGTTCTGTCGCATATTTGCCCTCGGTTTTTTGCCAGGGCTCGGCTCGATGAAAGATCGGGGTCTGTCTTCCGATTCGTTCACTCATTTGCGGCGGCTTTATTCAGGATTCTGAACAAAGGCGTTTCATTCTGGGCTTCACCGTTTTGGTTCCTGAGTGCCTTCAGTCTATCCATTGCTTCGAAGAGTCCGGTAGCCAGTGGCTTGATGTCTCTTCCGGAATCTGTCATATCGAGAACTTTTGCATATTTTGCAATGATGGTCTCGCAGATCCTGATCTCGTCTTTGGATTTTACAGCTGCTGAAATGCTGTTTCTTGACCTTGATGAAGGTTGCTTGTTTCTTGCCATATTTTGTTACCTCCTTGGAATGACCAAGTATGAGCTTGAAAACCGCTCCCCACTTGAATTTTTAAAACGTCTGTGGTCTACGTTGTGGATAACTTTATTGTGGATTTTGACTTCGAGAGTGTTGGCGCT